GTCCGAGCCGCCGATCCGCTGGTCGGTGTAGTTGCCGTGAGCGGCGTCGTCGGGGTCGCCGTCGGCTCGGTGTGAGTACAGCGTGACCACGATCCCGTGGAACGCATCCTCGGGCACGTGGACTCGTGAGCCGCCGGGCAGGTTGGTCAGCACGTTCCACTGCATCGCCCGGAACGGCATCTTCAGCCCGCGCGTGTCGATGATGTAGAGCGGCTTGCCGAAGTACGCGAACCCTGCCGGGACGATCATGTCGGTGAGTTCAATCGCCTCCGGCTTGAACGACTCGGCTGCGTAGCCGATCAGTTCGGTCAGTTCGTCGGAGACGTAGAACGGGTCACACTCGGGCAGGCCCTTGGTTGCCATGCCGACCAGTTCCTCGGCGTACTCCGGGTCGGGGTCGAGTGCCTGCCCGGTGTTCGCGTCCACCCGCCCGGCTCGGCCAAGCGAGATTGCGAACCCGTTCAGGTACTCGCGCCCCTCCACGGTGTTGAACGAGTGCATGAGGGACAACTGCTCATCGAGCGCGGTGTCCCAGCCCTCAGCCATCAGACACCCTTCCAGGCGTCACCCACGGTGTCCGGGTCCACCAGTTCGATCCAGGTGAGCGGATCGACCCAGCGGTTGACCTGGTGGATGCGGTTGTCGTCGGTGATTTCGAGACGGGCGAGGATCACCGGCCCGTCGTTGTAGCCGTCCTTGATGCAGACCGTCTCGTACAGCGCTCTGCCGCCCTTGATTCGCAGCAGCATGTCGCCGTCGTAGCCGATCAGTTCGTAGGCCATCAGCACGATGCCGTGGCCGTCGGTGTTCGTCGCGGTCATCGGTCAGCCCTCGTCGTCGTAGAGGTCGCAGTCCGGGTTGTCGATCTCGAACTGCGCGTCGTGCTTGAACTCAAGCTCGCGCTCGCGGTCGAACCACGCGATTTCCTCGGCGGTCATCGGGCGGGGTCCGCCCGCCGCGTAGATGACGCGGGGCTTGGTGGTCAGTGGGGTCATGCGGTGCTCCTTCGGTCGGGATACGCGCCTGGTCTGGGCGCACCACGAAGGATAGCACATCTGGCTCACGATATGAGCGTGGCCCTGCTCACGTCCTTAGCTTAGCTACTCGTAGCCGTAGCCGTTGCCGAAGCCGCTGCCGTCGTCCTGGGTGATCGCGTAGGAGCCGTCGTCGCGGCCTGGGCTGTAGCGCTGCGAGTCGGCGTCGCCGAGCCCGGAGCGCTCGAACGCCAGATCGGTCATGTCGTCAATGCTGATGATCTCCTCGTGGCCGATCTGCTGGCGAATCCACCAGCACTCGTTGGCGACCAGCGCGTAGGTGAGCGCCTGCATGTAGTCGTCGGGTCCGTCGGCGCGGTACAGCACCTTGATCCGGCCCACGTCGTCCTGCTCGATGCTGCGGACGTTGGAGCACATCTGGGCGACCAGACCACTTGGGAGGTCTTGGGGCAGGTGCTCGCGCTGGGCGCGGATGCGTTCCTGGGCGGCGTCTATCGCCTCGGTGCGGCGGACGCTGGCGCGGCGCTGCTGGTCGTCCACGGTCAGCACGTCCTTCTGCTCCCCGGTGGCGTAGTTGACGATGAAGCAGCGTCCGGCGAAGCGGTTGGCGAACGCCCTGGCGAGCCTGCCTTCGGGCAGGTGGTCGATGCACGCCATCGCGACGCGGTAGCGGTTCATCAGCTTCGCCAAGTCCTCGAAGCTGTCCACGAGCCCGACGTGGAGCGTGCGGCCCTGGTCGTCGGATAGCTGCTCGGAGATCCAGACGTTCAGCGAGCGGGTGCTCGCCACGTCCACGCCCATCACGACCGGGTTGGTGCCGGTGTAGGCGTCCACCTGCACGTAGTCGCGCTGGGCGGCGGCGATCATCGCGGCGGTCAGGCGTGCGCCTTCTTCCTCCCACGGCTCCCCGAGGTCGCGGTTGTAAAACACCTGGCGGCGGTAAGCGACCTGCTCGCGGGATGCGTCGATCAGGCGCGGGACGATTTCGGGGCTCGGTAGCAGCAGCTTGGTGACGTGGTAGCCGCGTGTGTCCCGGCTTGGATAGCTGGCGACTCACTCGCCGACGGCGACATCGAGCGGCCCTTTGCGGCACGCCCGGCAGACGCGGATGCCCCGGTCCAGATCGACGTTCTCCGCCCACGTGATCGCCTGCCACTCGCCGCAGTGTTCGCATTTGACGTGCCACTGGCGCTGGTCGGTCTTGACGTACTCGCGGTGGATGCCGTGCTCGGACACGGTGGGGAAGCCGACGCGGCGGATCAGCCCGAGCGAGTCCTGCCCGCCGACGCGGCGTTCGGCGACGGGGATGTGCGCCTGCACGAGCAGGTCGTGTTCGTCCAGGCAGAGCGCGTCGGCGTCGATGGATTCGAGCCCGGCCTCGGCTTCTGATCCTCGGAAGTAGACGATCCCGAGCCCGACGGATTTCAGGAACACGTTCTGCACCTGGGCGGGTGGCACGCGCGTTTTGAGGTAAGCGCTGGTCACGAGCGGGCGCACGCGGCCCTGGGAGAAGTCGGCTAGCTGCCGGGCGCGCGGGAAGATGTAGACGACCCTGGCTCCGTGCAGATCGGCCCAGCACAGCGCCCAGCGCACCAGCCATGCGCTCATCCCTAGCTGGGTCGCTTTCATCACGACAACCTCTTTGTCGTCAAACCCCTGTTCGTAGAGTTCCTTTTGGAACGGCCAGCGAGCGAAGTCCAACGGCCCGCGTGTCTCGGGCACCTTCATCGCCCATTCCAGGAACCCGGCGTCCTTCTGGGCGGCGGTCTGGAGGTCGGATTCGAGCGCGTTCAGGAACGCATCGGTGATCCCGAGCCGGTACTCCTGGGCGTCAAGCCTGAGCGGCACGGCGGCTCAGTTCTTCCAGGTGGGCGGCGCAGTAGGACTCGCGTGGTTCGACTGGCTCGGGGCAGCCGGGCGTGTCGCAGACCTTGACCACGCGCCGGGGTGTGCGGGTGGGCGAGCGGATGCGGTGTGTCTTGCCTTCCTCGATCTCGGCGGCAGCCTTCGCGAACAGATCACGGTGGCGCTCGCAGAAGCGCGAGCCCTCAGCCCGTTCCGTTGGACAGCGCGGGCTGCTGCAACGCATCGTTGTTCCGGAGTGTTTCGAGGATCGCTCGCTTCATCTCTGGGGTCGCGCCCTGCTCGGTGAGCACGGTCACAAGCCGGACGGCGAGGGTCTGCACATCGAGTTCGAGACGTAGTGTGCCGAGGTCGTGCGGGAGGATGCCGGTCGCTTGCATCAGTTCGGCGGTGCGGGTCAGCGCGTTCAGTTGGGCGTTGATCGCGGCGATCTTCACGGTGTCGGTGGCGCTGGCGTCGGCGACCTCGGCCAGTTGCTCGACCCACGATTCGAGCCGGTCGAGCATCGAGTGGACGATGGCGATGGGATCACGGCCCTGGTATGCGCCCTGGTTGGCCTCCCGCCACTCGTTGTAGATGTTCTGGCAGGCCCTCGGCTGTAGCCCGTACTTGTCGGAGAGGTAGGGCCACGACTGTCCTCGGAGCCGGTCGCGGATCAACTCGGCGTTGCGCGCCTCGCGTTCCTCGTCGGTGAGGTTCTTGCGTCCGCGCTTGCGCTCCTGCTGCTCGGCCATGTCCTCTATCGAGTGCTTGTCGTCCACCTCGCCGGATCGTATCGCTGGTTGTGTCAGGAATCGTCATCGGCGTGCGACTACAAGAGCATGGACCCCATTCAGAAGTTCCCCGAAATCCCCGAGCAGCCGACCCGTCCGTCGATCCTGCTGATGCTCACCTACGACCAGGCGACCGCGATCCGCGACGCGGTGACCTGCTTCGGGATGGCCGTGGACGGCCTCACCGACGAGATTCGCGAGACGTACTCCAAGTCAGACGGCCCGGATATGGGTGCCGCGAACTCGTTGGCGGACGACACCGTGCGGCTGGCCTACGAGGTTCACCACATGATCGACCAGCAGCAGCAGCCCTACGTCAAGCGGTTCTCGGAGTGGTGGAACCAGGTGCGTTGGCGCTACGAGCGCCACTAGGCCGCTGCTTCTGGGCCAGCCATTCGTCGCGTTCGCGGCGGCGTTTCTCGTCGCGGCTCTCCTGCTCGCTGCCGAGTTCGACGCCGAGCCCACAGCGGATGCACATGCCGCGCGGTGCCTCGTGGCCGAACAGGTCGCAGGTGGCTGTCTTGGCCTGGGCGAGGCTGGCTCCGGCGCGGCGCTGGGCGAAGTAGAACGACATCGAGCGGAGCACGTCGAGCGCGTATTCATCGTACTCGCGGAAGTCCTTGATGTCCGCTTTCAGTTCGAGGAACGGGTCCGGCTCCGCCGCAGCATCTTCACCAGCGCGTAGAGCAGGATCGCCTTTGTCAGCAGCGCTGCGAGCTTCTGCTCCATCGGCCACTAGAACGGCTCGACCGTCTCGACCTTCAGCTTGGTGATCGTCTCTTTGCGGGTGCGAATCGCGTCCGACCAGTTGCGGGTCGGGACGGCTCGCCAGACGCCCTCGCGTTCCTTGGCGACCTCGGCGACGGCGTTGGTGCGGATTGTCGCGTCGGCGGTGCCGACGATCACCCACGCCTCGATGCTGTCGCCCTTCGGCCCCTCGAAGGTGCGCTGTTCGAGCACCGTGTACTCGGTCGCCTGGGTGACCTTGCCGTTTTCCTTAGCTGCTGAGGACGCCATGCGTCTCCCCTCGAATGAAGCGGGTGGTGAATCGGTAGACGTGGATGCTGCCTGCCGCGATCACGACGGCAGTCCAGTAGAGCAGGCCGGTGGCGAGCTTCCAGAGCACGAACACGATCAGCGCAAGGCCGAACGCCACCCATGTCCCGAAGGTCACGACGCCACCGGCTCGCGGTCGCGATACCGGCGGTTCGCTTCGACCCACGGGCGCATGCGCTCGATGTCCTTGCGGTACCAGACCGGTGTGGCTGCGAGCATCGCAGCGGTCGGCGGCATCACGCCTCGCCTGACCCAGCGACCGATTCGCGGTCGCTCGACCTTCAGCATGTCCGCGACTTCGGCGGTTCCAACCACGTCGAGTTGGCGGACCTGGCGCGGCTGTTTGGGCCGTACCGGCACGCCGTTGCCCCTGGCGGTTGTCCTATCGTTGGTCATGCTCGGCAGCATAGCGCAAGATGGGCGCTTACGTGTGTGGCTCATCCTGTGCGCTACCTCCCCATCCGGCGGCGGATCGCGTCGAGCGTCGGGCAGATGTAGCCGTTGTACTTGTGGGTGCAACCTTCGCCTAGCTCGGCGATCTGCGTCAGCGTCGTGCGCGTGGTGATCCCGCACGTGCAGCCTCGGTTGCGAGCAAGCTCGTCTCGGATGATGCCTGCGAGCTTGGTGCGGGCCTCGGCCTCGCGGGCTCGGGCGGCACCGGCTTGGAGCTTGTCGCGGTCGCGCTGCTGCTTGCGCGCGGCGCGTTCCTCGTCGCGCGGCGTGGTGGTGGTCATGGCGTCTCCTGGTCGGGATGTGTGTCACACATGATAGCACATGCCGTGTGCTACGCTGGTACGGCAATCCCTTACGACCGAGGAGGATTCGATGAAACGACTCGTTGGCGAACACTTCCGAGCCGACGGCAAACCGAAGCAGAGATTCAAGACCCGCGCGGCTGCGATCAAGCACGCCGAGCGCTACGGCTACTCGCACCTGTGCATCTACGAGTGCGAGTTCTGCGGGGGCTTCCACTTCGCCACACGCCGAGGGCTCAAATGAGTGCCCCGGCGAAGCGACGGTGGGAGTGCCCGGTGTGCGGGAAGGCCGCGCTGGCTCCTGGCCGGATGAAGTCCGACGACGTGCGGCGCTACTGCCTGCCGTGCTCTGCGGACACGGGTCGGCTGGTGGCGCGGTTCGCTCCGGCGCTCGACGCGCGGCGCGAGAAGGCTGCGGCGCTGCGGGCGACCAAGGCGCAGCGCAAGCGTGCTGCTGAGCGTGACCGCTGGATCGTCCGGCTCAGCGATGCGAACGGCGTCGAGCGTGAGCTTGACGTGCGCGTGGAGCTACAGCGGGCGCTGCGAGACGTGGGCTACTTCGACGGCTGGCTGGCGTCGCACAAGCCCGGCATTGACGACATCAACGTGACACTGCGGCGCGGGACCAAGAACTACCACTCGGGCCGGGCGGTGCTCGGCGGCTTCGACGTGTGGTTCACGTTCGGCTCGGGCGGCTCCTACGAGGGCGGGCTCGAACTGATCTACCACGAGGCAGCGCACATGGCCGGGATGCAGGGAGACGTAGCGCACGGCGAGAGGTTCCACCGCACGCTCGCGGAAGCGTTGCAGAAGCGCTGGCCGTTCATCACATACGGCTCGATCAAGCCGAATCAGCCCGGCGGCTGCTACGCGATGGGCCGTCGGGTCGTCCGGCAGATGGAGGATCACGTCCGGCTCACCGGCTCGATCTGAGCGCACGATACGCGCTGGACGGTGCTCACGATATGTGCTACTCTGTTGGTGCGGGCCGATACGGGCTCGCACCGACCGAGGAGCACAGAATGACCAAGATGACCGCAGACACGAAGCGTCAGGCGCTCGCGCTCGCCGACGCACTCGCGCCGCTTGCCAACGACGCGGCGACTCTGCACTGGGACATGCGCGACAACGGCGAGTGGGGCACTGGCGTCACCCAGTCCATCGAGCGCAAGCTCACCGACATCGCCGACGACCTGCGGGTGCTGCTGGCGGAGGCTGCGAAATGAGCGCCTTCACGAAGCAGTTCTCCGACGAGGATCGCGCGGCGTACCGCAAGGCGCAGCAGGACGAGGCGCAGGCGCGGCTGACGGCGGCGGTGGCCTCGCTGCAATCGACCGAGGGCTTCCAGGCGTGGCTCCGGGCTCGGGCTCGGTTCCACAACTACTCGTTCAACAACACGCTGTTGATCCTCGCGCAGAACCCTGACGCCACGCGCGTCGCGGCGGCGAGCACCTGGAAGGAACTCGGGCGCTGGCCCGCGAAGGGCTCGACGGCGCTGCGGATCTTCGCTCCCATCGAGTGGTGGATCGGCTGCGACGAGTCCGACGACGGCGCGCAGTGGAACGCGAAGCGCAAGCGCTGGCAGCGCAAGGTGCGCTCGTTCAAGTTGGTGCCGGTGTTCGACGTGGGCCAGACGACGGGCGAGGATCTGCCTGCGCCGCCGCTGCCCGCGCCGCTGGATGGCGACTCGCACGCCGAGTTGGAGCCGAAGCTGCTGGCGTTGGCTGCCGAGCTTGGCTTCACGGTCGGCACCGAGACGCTGCGCGAGGCTGGCGGGTATTGCATGCCCGAGGCGAAGCGGATCGTCCTGAGCGACGCCCTGTCGCCGAACGGGCGGGTCCGGGTGCTGGTTCACGAGTTGGCGCACGCGCTCGGGATCGGCTACAAGGACTTCGGGCGGGCGACCGCCGAGGTGCTGGTCGAGTCGGTGACCTACATCGTGCTGTCCGGTGCCGGGTTCGACCTGGATGCCGCGTCGGTGCCCTACGTCGCCGGGTGGGCTGGGCTGGACGACACGCAGGCGCGGTTGGAGCAGTTCGCGTCGAAGGTGGACGAGGTTGCTCGGCGGATCGAGGGAGCGATCCGCTGAGCAGTTCCCTTAGCGCACGATCTGTGCTATGATGTAGGCAGAGCCGATAAGGGCTCTCCCCCCGACCGAGGAGACAAGATGTACGAGAGAAGCTATGGGTACAAGTACGCGGAGGGCGGCAAGCTGGACACCGCCGCCATCGCGAAGCTGATCCGCAAGGACATCAAGACCGCGATCAGCGAGGGCCTGCTGCCCGACCACTGGAAGTATTCGGTGACCATCGACCGGTTCTCCGGCGGGTCGTCCATCGACGTGAGCGTGAAGGACTGCGCCGACGCCTGGACGGCGTGCCCCGGCTACAAGCTGGGCTCCAAGCAGGAGCTTCCCGGCGGCGGCTGGACGGCGACCGCGTGCGGCAACGCCTGGTGCAAGGCCGGTGGGCAGCACAAGGACAGCCCGCACGCCACCGACCACGACGTTCTGACCGAGACGGCGCAGGCGGCGAAGATCACGTTGGAGCGCATCCACGGCGCTTACAACCACGACGGGTCCGAGTCGCAGGTGGACTACTTCGACGTGAACTACTACGGGACCGTCAACTTCCAGAGCGCCGACGCGGCGCGGTGGGAGGCGAAGCACAAGGCCGAGAAGGCGGCGAAGAAAGCGGCGCTCGATGCTGCTGCCGCAGCCGACACGTTCAACGTGAAGGTGTACGGGCGCAACGGGCAGACGGTCCACGTGGCTGCTGACGTTGACGGCAAGGCGAAGCTGATCTGCGGCGCGATGCTGCGGACCTACTCGCTCTACGGCAAGACCGACGAGGCTCCGACCTGCTCGCGGTGCGCGAAGAAGGCAGCGGCGACGGCGTGAGCACAAACGGCTCGCTCAAGACGCTCGACCTGCCGCGCTGGAAGGCCCTGGCGGCGAAGTCTGCCGCTAGGGTCGATGCGCTGCTGCACACGATCACGGTCGCGCAGTTGTCCGCCGACCTGGACGTGAAGGCGTTGCGGAACGTGCTGATCGCCGAGCATGAGTCGGCGCTGTATCACGCGGCGCGGGCGGCGGGCGATGAACACCGCGTTGCGCTTGATAAGAGCCGCGCCGGTCGTCAGCAGGTGGACGCGCTGGCGGGCTGGTAGGCGTTGCTACCCGCGCGTCTGAGACGCCAGGGCACTTCTGCGAACTGGCACGGTCCCCCTGAGGGTCAAGCCGAGCGCGACTCGTTTCGCGTCGAAGCGAGCCTTGGCTTCATGCTTACAGATTCTGCACTGTCGTCCGCCATCCGGCTTGACGTAAACGTTG